GAGAAGCAACTCCTGCAGAACCTGCACAGGATTATGGCCACATTGTCAAGGGAGGGCGGTCTATTCGGATTATTCCCGAAAAAGTACGACGGGGCTGCCCATGCGGAGCGAGCCGAACTCATGAAGAAGCACGCCAAGGTCGGGGACGTTTGGGGGGTTGTCAGTTTTTTTTTGCTAAGTTCAGAATCCTACTTGAAAGTTTTGAGCGACTATTCCAAGCACCTGATGAAGACGGCAGGGGAGTTGACGTAAGCCCTCTCGCAGGGTACGGCTGGCTGATGGTCGTCTGGCGGATGGCAAACAAGGACGTACTGAAATTTGATGCCATCTTTGCGATGAAGGCGGTGGAGTTCTTGAACTATGCCCTGCTGATTCACGACATCTTGGAGGCGGAGAGGATGGAAGCGGAGCGAGCAAGACGCAGATAGACACATTCCAGCACGGGGGACATTTACCCACATGGAAACAACCATCCTCGCCAATGGCCAACCCGTAGGCAAGTTCGGCAGCGGTTCGATGAAAGGCATTGACCAAACCGCTTTGGAGGGGATTGGTTCAATCGCAGGACCCAAGAGTGGAGGCAAGTCGCCAACCTATGACGTGCTGATCAAATGGATTGAACGGGTCATCGAACTTGCGAAGAAGAACCTCGAAGCAGCCAACGCCAATGCAGGGGGAACGCTATCGGCATCCATCGCCCCCGAAGACATCGAACTATCCGCAAAGCAAATCGTCGTGGCTATCATGGCCAACCCCTACTGGAAGTATGTGGACCAAGGGGTTCATGGAAGGTCATCGAGTTACATATCCGCAAGGGACTCAAAGTTTCGGTACGACAAGAATATTCCACCACCCCAAGCCATAGCGGACTGGATTGCAAATAAGGGCATTCCTGTCGTTCCAACCTACTCACGCAAACTCAAGCGGATGCGGACCAAGCAGGAGCAGGGTTTAGTCCTTGGAAGGACAATGGCCTTTGCTATCCGTGAGCGAGGTGTCAGGGGAACCAAGTTCATGAGCAACGCCCTATCCCCCGAAATGATAGACGTTTTGGTGAACACCATCGCTGAAACCCTTGGCAAATCCATAAGCGTAGCAACCAAACTATAAAATGGCAACAACCGTCCTTTCAGGGTCGCCCCAAGTGGCTACCCCCGTTTACAACAAGATGCTCTTCAAGGTCAGCGGTTCGCTGACTGCACAACCCAATTACAGGTACGTCTGCGATGTTAAGAACCCAGCAGGGACGACCCTTGCCCGGCTCAAGTGCGACAAACTGCCCAGCACCAACTTCGGCTTCTTTGATGTGGCCAAGGTCGTTGAAACCCTGATTGCACCGACCAAGCCATCGCTGACCCAAACGGGCTTCGTGGATCATGCCGGGTACTATTCGGGGTACAGGCTTGACTTCATGGAGGAATACGGGAACACCCCAGTCGTTTACACGGGAACGGTAACAACCGTGTCGGGCCGTGTTGCCTTTGCAGGAAACTTGGAGCAGTTGGAACTTGCGACTTGGAGTAGCACCCTTTACTTCCCAAGCGGTGCTATCGTCAACGACACGAATCGAATGCTAACAACCCCGACGACTCGCACGGTCTATGCCGACGGCTACGGATGGCTTTCCATCGGGCAGTTTAACTACGCGGTCGAGAAGGCTTACATCCAATACTGGAGTGCAACAGGAGCGACCTTTGCAAGGCAGTTCGATGTGTTAGCGTCGAGTGTATCGGGGTCGAATGTCGTCCGCTTCGGTGTCGGGCCAATGAACCTCAAAGCCCTCACGTCGGGGCAATGCTTGGACGGGAACCCCGGAGATTACCTATTCCAAGGCAATGCCGGGGACTTCTACGACGTTTACTTCTCAAGGGGGGCGAACATCACGATTCGTCAACGCTACGTCATCGGGCAATGCCAGCGATTCAACTCCATCCCTGTACACTTCCAAAACAAGTACGGGGGTATTGACTCCTACACCTTTACGCTCAAGAACCGCAAGAGAGCCAACATTACCCGGCAGACGTTCGGGTACAACTCGGACGTTTACGCAACCACGACCTACGACAAAGTTTGGGCAGGTGAGTTCGACTACGTTTACGCACTCAACTCGGACTGGCTGACGGATGCCGAATCCGCTTGGCTGATTGAGATGATCCGATCCGGGCAGGTATGGCTTGAACTGGATGGGCAACTCGTTGAAGCCATTGTCAACGCCAACACTTACCAATTCACGACTCGCAGGAACGACCGCCTCACGCAGTTGCAGGTTGAGGTTGCAGTGGCTTACAAGAACAACATCCTATGAGCGTCACGCTAATTGCCTACCCTCTCAACGATTCCAACGCAGAGGTTCCCTACGTCCTTGACACCATTGGCGAGATTGACATCGCCCTGACCTATTCGATTGGCGACATTGAGGATGTTACCAAGCAACGGGGATCATTCAGTAAAACCATCACCCTGCCCGACACCCCGACGAATCGGGCCTGCTTTGCCTACGCTTACAACATCCAGTCCTTCGTGGGTGGATTCCAACCCAACAAGCGGATTCGTACCGCTATGTGGGAGGATGGAGTCCAAGTATTCAGCGGAGTGCTGCAACTTTTATCCATGGCTAAAATCAAGGGGCAGGTTACCTACGAGGTCGGTCTGTTCACGGACAACGTGAGCCTGTTCAAAGCCATCGAGGGAAATATGCTCGTCAACACGGCAGGCGTTACAGGAATGAACCACACGCCAACCAGCGGCCATGTGAGCGGTACTTGGACGGCATCGGGTGCGGCAAGCAGCGGGTATGTTTACGGGGTCATTGATGCGGCTGGATTCACGGACATATTGAACCAAGGAGGCGGTTGGTTCCAAGCCCCGTGGTGGAGGCTCGGTCCCAGCATCTATGTCAAGAAGATGGTGGACTTGATATTTGCCGAGGCCGGTTTTCGCTACTCGTCCACATTCTTCAACTCGACATTCTTTAAAAAGTTGGTGATGCCATACGCTGCGGGAACAATGCCGACCAACCTATCGGGTTCTAACATCCTTGCGGCAAGTACGGGAAGCGTCACATACTTGGTTAATGACAATGGAACGATTGATTTTCAAAACGATTCAACGGGTCCATATTATGACCGTTCGGGTTATTGGTCAACGGCAAATAGCCGATTCAATGCCCCTATCACTCCATCTCGATGGAATGTTGAGATAGGATTTGTGGTTTCGTCAACGGTGGCAAATAGCCTTTACACTTATAGCGCCTCAATACGCGATTTGTCGTCATCAGGTGACATCGTAAACATCGGTCCAAGCGTTAACGGATTAACGGGTAAACGATACACGATTCGGTTTGACGATATTACGGCACCCGCAAATGCAGCAATTAACATTGGATTCCGAGTCAATTCGTTGACAACAGATAATTTTTATACAATTCCGTCAGGTGCAACGGTCCAATGGACCTGCCTCGAAAACCCATCCAATATCGGCGTTCTGGATATGCGGACCGCCCTTCCTGCCGATGTTAAGCAGAGCGACCTCCTGCAAGATTTGCAGAAGATGTTCAACCTTCAATTCATGCCCGACCCCCAAGACCCGAAACTCCTTTACATCGAGCCTTGGAAGGACTTCTACACTTCGGGGGTGGTGGACTGGTCGCAGAAATCCGATGAGAACCAAGAGCAAGTGCTGACCAACGGCGACCCCAACGCTTACACCAATATCGTGTTCAAATACAAGGACATGGGTGACTATTTGTCCAAGACCTACAAGCAGTCCTACCCATTGGCACGGGAAGGCTACGGAGGCCGAATCTTCAACACCTCCAACTTTTATGGTAAAGGGGATAAGATGGTTGAAACCCTTTGTGGAACCTTGATACCCGCATCTTTCAGCACCGACAAAATCGTGGGCCGTACTTGGGACATTGAGGGAAGCCTCGCAAGTGGGAGCGTCAAGCCTTTGCAGACGGGCTACCGATTGGCGCAGTACAACTTGATTGAAGGGCAGACCGAATGGGCCTACCAGTTTGGGGTCAGCGGGAATGTAGCCCTATCCGTGGGTATCCTTAAGATGCCCTTCGTGTCGCACATTGACAACCCCTATGCCCCAACGGTGGACCTCGCCTTCGGGCAACCTCGCTTGGTGTATTACAACGCCGTGAACGCAAGCGGCAACACCTTCGCTTACACCAATAACAACCTCTACAACACCTACTGGCTCAACTACATCAACGAAACGGTATCGCAGGAAGCCTTGCAGTTAGAACTCACGATGCTGCTATCAAGCGTGGACATCTACCAACTGGATTTCCGCAAGCCCATCTATTACGGCGGCATCCGTTGGCGATTGCTGGAGGTCCGAGATTACTTGGTCGGGCAGATGAAGCCGTGTAGGGTAACACTCCGGAGGATTCTAAACCTCGCTGAATTTGCACCGACATCAACGACACCGATAGCGAATGACCCATCCGCAATGTACAACGGACCTATCGACCCCGACCCAGCGGATCCTGACTACGAACCACCCATCAACCCTGAATTACCAACCCCCGGATAATGGCAGTAACTAAAGAAATCGTCCTCGAAGTAGGAATCAAGGACTCGACCGCACAAGGCACGACGAGTGCCAAGCAGCGTCTGCGTGAACTCCAAAAGACTCTCATTGATATGTCCTTGGCCGGGCAAGAAGGCACGAAGGCGTTTAAGGAGATGGAGCAGGAGGCAGGGAAACTCAAAGACCAAATCGGGGACACGGGGCAGCGGATTAAGAACCTCGCATCGGACACACGCAACATCGACACCTTCGTCGCTGGAATCCAAGGAATCACCGCTGGCTTCCAAATCGCTCAAGGTGCAGCAGCGTTGTTCGGCTCCGAGAACGAGGACTTGCAGAAGGCATTGTTGAAGGTCCAAGGGGCGATGGCTCTCGCTAACGGAGTGCAACAGGTTGCCAACCTGCTCAACAAGGACTCCATCCTAATCACCCAAGGCCAAGCAGCAGCACAGGCACTCTACGCAACCGCAGTCGGTGCAAGTACCGGGGCGATGAAGGCGTTTAGAATTGCCCTCCTTGCTACGGGTATCGGTGCAGCAGTCGCAGCCGTAGGGCTACTTATCGCCAAGTGGGACGAACTCACCGCAGCGGTCCGCAGGTTCCTGAACCTACCCGACCCAGCCATTGCAGCCAAGGCGAGGGAGCAGGCGTTGTTGCGTGAAGAAGCAGCCCTCTCCAATTACCGGGATGCATACGAAGCCCATACGAACGCCCAAATCGCAGCAGACCAAAAGAGGGAGGCACAGGTCAAAGAACGCCAACGCAAGGAAGCAGAGGCCACTCAAAAGCGTTTGGAGCGACTAAGGGAAGAAAACAACGCCATCATCAAGTTCGTGGAGGACTTGAATCTGCAACTCTACGAAATGGAGTTGGATAGGTTGAGCCAACAGGAGCAACTGCAAATCAAAGCCATGCAGTCCGAAGCACAAAGGCGGATGCAGGTGGACACGACTGACGCAAAGTCCAAGATGGGTCAAGCCCAGCGTGAAGAGGACCTTGCTGGATTGCGTGAGAAATACGTCGGTCAGTCCTTTGCGGTCATCAACGACATCATCATCGCATCGGCAGGAAAAAGCGAAGCAGCACAAAAGCGGGCTTTCAATATTGCCAAGGCTGCATCCATAGCCCAAGCCGTCGTGAACACCTACCTTGCCGTCAGTTCGGCACTCGCTTTGAAGCCCAGTGAATCCGTGTTCCCCGGACAAAGGTTTGTAGAGGCAGGTCTTGCTCTTGCTGCTGGTCTTGCAAACGTCGCCAAGATTAAGGCCCAACAATTCCAAGGCGGTGCAGGTGCAGGCTCACCCGGTGCAGACGTAACGGGTGCAGGAGCAAGCGCAGCACCACCGCCCATCTTTGCGAACCCACAAACGACCAACCTCGGGACGGGCGAACTCTCGGCAGGTCAAGGCCAAGGATCATCGCCTATGCGAGCCTATGTGGTCGAGAGGGACATCACCCAAAGCACTCGCAGGGTTCGGAGGTTGGAGGAATTTGCAACTTTGGGGGCGTAGGACATTTACCACTATGGAACTACCCATTTACAGGATGACCGTTGACGAGGTGGATGAAGGGGTCCAATTCGTGGCCCTGACCGATATGCCGGCCATCGAACGGCCATTCCAAGCCTTCGCAAAGACACCACAAAAGTTCACCGAAACAGGCGAACGGAGGGTCCTGACTGGGCCTCTCATGCTTGCAGACACCCCCATCTTTCGAAAGGACGAAACCTATGGCGAGTACTACGTCGTCTTTGACAAAGCCACCATCCGCAAGATAGTCCAAAAGTATTTCAAGCAGGGAAATCAGCACAACGTGAACGCTTACCACAACGCTGAACTGGATGGCGTGTTCATGTTTGAGAGTTACATCACCGACTCCGAGCGAGGTATCATGCCACCCAAGGGCTACGAGGACACCCCCGACGGCTCTTGGTTCGGTTCCTTCAAGGTTGAAAACGACGAGGTGTGGGACAACCGCAACCTCTTCCGGGGTTTCTCCGTTGAGGGCCTGTTTGGGATGGACAAGACCGAATCCGAACTGGAGGTCGCACTCGCTGGCCTCGCTGACGAATTAACCGCTTTTTTGCAACAATTAACCCCCACCTACAAATCCCACTAACTATGAACCTGAAAAACGCAATCGAATCCCTGCGGACTGAACTCCGCAAATTCAGCACCCAAAAGCAGTCCTTCGCTGACTACAAGTTGACCGATGGCACGGTTGTCCGTGTTGACGGGGACCTCGTTGCAGGTACTGCCGTTTACGTCGTTGCCGAAGAAGGCACACTTCCTGCACCCGATGGCGAACACGTTGTTGAAGGCGTTGGCACGATTAAGACCGAAGGAGGCAAGATCGTTGAGGTCATCGCTGCCGAAGTAGCAACCCCGGTCATCGAGCCGTTGCCCGTTGCTGCTGAAATCACTCCCGAAGTGGCCGTTGAGGTAACCGAGGAAATCAAAGACGCTTATCCTGCCATGACCCCCGAAGTCGTTGAGGCCATCGTCGCCAAGCACCTCGCTGGCATTATGGAAGACCTCAAGGCTGCCTACGCTGAAATGGGCAAGATGAAGGAGAAAATGTCTGCCTTCGCATCGCAGGTTGAAACCATGGCCGACATCGTCGAGAAGGTTTCCGAACTCCCAGCCGAAGCCCCCAAGGCCAGCGGTTCAGCAATCGTCGAGCAACGCAAGGCTCAAGCCTCGCAGAACTTCAATGCTCTCGCACAAGCACTTCAATCACTCAAATCCAAAAACTAAACCCCTAAACCCCCATTAACCATGGCATACAATTTTGGCAATTTAGCCACCTACACCGACCAAGAGAGGCTTCCTCTCATCACCAAAGCGGTATTCTCCGCTCGTTCAGCAGCCCTGTTCACCAAGCAAGTTGGTGTTAAGTTCGCTGCTGCGTTGAACCTCATGGACACCGATGCAGTTCTGCAAGGCGGTGATACTTGCGGTTACACAAGTTCAGGCACAACCACATTCAGTCAGCGTGTCGTAACAGTTGGCCGTATGAAGGTCATGGAAACTTTGTGTCCTCGCGCCTTGGAGCAGTACTGGATGCAGACCCAGTTGACCGCTGGCTCAATGTACGATGGCGTTCCTTTCGAGCAGGCGTTTGCCGAGCAGAAGGTTCTCCGTATCGCAGAAGCGTTGGAGAACGCAATTTGGAAGGGCAACGCTTACTTTTCAGGTGTCAACCAACTTTTGAACGCTGCTTCAGGTTCAACTATCAGCGGTAACACGGGTGCGGTTTCTGCGTCCGTTGGTATCACCACAGGCAACGCAATCGCCATCTTTGACGGCATCTACAACCAAATTCCACAGGCCATCTTGACCAAGACTGACCTCGTAATCTTCTGCGGTTGGGACAACTTCCGTACGTTGATTGGTGCGTTCAAATCAACCGCTAACGTCCTGTACAATCAGGTTGACTTGGCTGGCCTTGCTGACGGGGACATCATATATCCCGGAACAAACGTCCGTGTCATTGCAGTCCCCGGCTTGACTGGAACAAACCGAATCGTTTCTTCGTACCTCGGTAACTTCGTTTACGCGACCGATTTGCTGTCCGACGAAGAGCAGTTTTCCATCTTTTATGCACGCGAAAACGACGAAATCCGGAGTATCGCAGCCTTCAAAGCAGGCGTGCAAATAGCGTGGCCAGACTTGGTTGTAGACTTCCGCTTGACCTAATGTGTAGGGGGGAGGGAAACCTCCCCCTGCTTTTTGTTCCTTGAAACTTAAACCCCAAATACACATATGTCCTGCGCACTAACAACTGGTTACACACTCGGCTGCCGTGATTCAGTCGGTGGCATCAAAACAATTTACGTCCAAAACTGGATTTCTACCGGGTCCTGCAATGCCAACCTTTCAGGTGCGGTTACGGGGTTCACCGGATACAATGCAAGCGGTTTTTTTGAATACGACTTGACCAAGGCAACTTCGTCTATGACGGAAACGCTGAACGCAAGCATGGAGAATGGCACAATCTTCTACTCACCTGAAGTAACCTTCACCATCAACAAAATGCAAGTCGCAGTACGCAATGAACTCCGTTTGCTCGCTCGTAGTAAAGTCATCGTCATCGTTCAAGACAACAACAGTCGTTACTGGTTGCTGGGTGCTATAAATGGCCTTGAGGCAACCGCTGGAACCGCTGGAAGTGGTACTGCCTTTGGCGACCGAAACGGCTACGAAATAACGCTTTCCGGGATGGAGCCTAACCCGATGTTTCTAATCGAATCAACAGTCTTTACACCATCGACTACGCAGATACTCGGTTCGTAGTATCTTCGCATCAGGTTTTCATCATCTGAGGTTTGAGAGGGGCAGTCAGCAATGGCTGCCCTTCTTATTTTTACGGCCATGAAGATTTGCATTGTTTACAACGCCCATCCAACCGGGTGCAGTTTCTACCGCCTTGAAATGCCGAACGCATACCTTGGCGACAACTACCCGGAGTTTGACTATGTGTGCGTTGAGAACATTACCACGATTAGCGACGAGGGCTTGAAGTCTATTGACCTGTTCCTATTCAGCAGGCTTTGGTGCCAAGGAACGATGGAGCAAGTCGAAAATGTTTACAAAGCCCTGACCCAATATGGGGCCAAAGTCATCCTTGACTTGGACGATTATTGGGTACTTGAAAGCGGACACATCATGTACCGCCACTATCACCAAACCAAACTCGCAGAGGTCATCCGTAAGCACATCAAATTGGCTGATTGGGTTACCTGTACCACCGAACATCTTGCTGCCCGCATACGGCCTCTAAATGCGAATGTGAGCATCTTGCAGAATGAACCCTACGAAGCCTATCAGCAGTTCATCCCCAACCCCGACGAAGAACCTGACAAACACTTGGTAAAGTTCGGTTGGTTCGGTGGGGCGCAGCATGGCGAGGACATGGAACTGCTCCGTGAGGGGATGCAGAAACTACGTTGGGACGCAAACTTGGATGGCAAATACCGCCTCTACCTCGGAGGGTGGAACGACAATAACCCGGTATATGAAGGATACGAGAAAATCATCAGCGACCAAGGCAATAACCCGAACTACGGACGAATCCAAGCGGCGGATATTTACTCCTACGTCGGTGGCTACAACTTCGTGAACGTAACCCTTGCACCATTGAGGGACACTAAGTTCAACAAACTGAAGTCCGAGTTGAAGGTCGTCGAGGCAGGGTGGATGAACAAGGCCATTATAGCATCCGAAACCATCCCATACACGGACGTAATCAAACACGGGGAGAACGGGTTTCTCGTTCCCTACAACAAACCGAAAGATTGGTATAAGTACATCAAGCAGTTAATCCTTGACCCCGACCTGCGTAAAGGCTTGGCTGACAACCTCACGGCCGACATCAAAAAGCAGTTCAACGTGGCTGAAACCGCCAAGAAACGAGCCGAACTATACAGGCAGATTGGGCGCAAATTGTGAAATTCGGGGGCATCGCACATTTACAAGCAGATGCTTTACCTGAACCCTGACACGACCAACACCCTGACGGTTAC